TCATAACCCAAAGGTCGCAAGTTCAAATCTTGCTCGCGCAACCAGAATTGGAGACCCCGCTGATGCGACTGCTAATAGCAGTTGTTCAGCGGGGTTTTTCATTTGTGCCCAGCTTTCTCCAGTGTCCGGATCACGCCGCAGCGTGACCGCGCCGAGCAATTCAGCAATTACCGGACGAGCGGCACTCACGGTATTCGCTTCACCGCTTAACGTCTCTTTTAAATTCATCACGAGCTGTCTGTAGCGTGATGCAATTTCGGTCGCACTGACCTGCAATTGCGGCGCTTGTTCAAGCGTCGCCTGAAGCGTTTTGCGTTCCAGCTCTGCCGCACGCAAGCGGCTGGCCAGTGCTTCGCTGGCGCCCACTGTCACGATGGCATCCACGATGCGCTGGATCTCGCGGTCGAGTTCGGCGCCGCGCCGCCGCGCCGCGGCCTGGGCACGTTCCTGCCCGCCGTCCAGCTCGGCCAGCAGCCTGCGCACTGTGGTCTGCACCTCGGCCAGCGCGGCCGGGCTCAACAAGTCCTCTCTCAGTTCGGCCAACAGTCGGTTGTCGACGTCCGTGCGCCGCCAGGTGGCCGCGTTGCGGCACGACGTCGGGCCTTTGTCCTTGTGCGCGCTGCAGCCGTAGCGGCTTGCATTGATCGCGATGATGGGACCACTGCAGGTATCGCAACGCAGCAGGCCACCGAACAAGGTGGCGTGCGGCCGACCGCGCGTCGGGTTGCCGCGCTTGAGTTCCTGCGGGCGTGTCTGGCCCCATAGCGTCTGGTCGATGATGCGCAGCTCCGGCGCCTCGCGCACCAGCCATTCCTCGCGCGGCCGTGCCACAGGCAGGCGCTTGCCCGTGTCTGGATCTTTCAGCCACTGGCGGCGATTCCACACGAGCCGGCCGATGTACATCTCGTTGTTGAGCAGGCCGTCTCCCATCTTCGCGTTGCCCACCAGCGCACTGGCGGCCCAGCCATTGCCGCGCGGGCTCGGCACGCCCTGCGCGTTCAAGGTGTAGACGATGCTGCGCAGCGTGGCGCCGGCGGCAACTTGCTCGTAGATCCACCGGACATGCTTCGCCTGCTCTTCGTCGATCACGATGCGGTGGCCGCCTTCTACGGGCACGCTCGTGTAGCCGTACGTGCGCCCACCGGCGGCCATGCCGCGCTCGAATTGCCCTTGCAGGCCGCGGTGCGTCTTCTTGCGCAAGTCGTCGATGTACAGCTCATTCACCAGCCCGCGCGCGATTCGCATTACCTTGCGGCCGGCTTGCTGGGTGTCGTACCCGTCGGCGGTGCCAATGATTCGGATGCCGCGGTGCTCCATGCGCTTTACTGTGCGCTCCTGCTCGGCCAGGTCGCGCGTGATGCGGTCCAACCCTTCGACGATCAGCACGTCGAAGCGGTCGGCCAGCGCGTCGGCCAGCAGCGCCTTGCCACCAGCTCGCAGCGACACTGGCGTCGAGCCGCTGATTCCTTCGTCGGCGTGCATCATGGCGATGGGCCAGCCCTCTCGGGCTGCTCGCTCGCGACCAGCCCGCAGCTGGTCTTCGATGCTCTTCTGGCTCTGGTTGTCAGTGCTGTATCGGGCGTACAGGCAGGCTCTCATTGCGCTCTCTGGTGATGTCGTTGACGAGCTGGCGCGCCAGGATCTCGATGATTCTTGAACACGCGCCCGTTCGGTCTGTTTCGGGGCGGATGGTAGCTGCGCCCGCCAACCGATGCGGCGGGCTTCCGTCAGCCGAACCGCGGCTCACTGGCTCGACCCCTTCGCTTTGGGCGTGACCGGTGGGAGGCCGCGGACCTCGCGCAGTCGCTGAAAGTCAGATGCCATGAGCGCCTTCTCGGCCTCGACGCGCTGGTCGACGAACGCCGCGATGCGACGCATCGCGGCGCTGCACCGTCGGGCGACGCTGAACACGGGCCGCGCCTTCTTGCTCATGCGTGACCTCCTGCCACGCTCAGCGCGACCGCCACGTTTCGCACCCAGATGGGGGCGCTGCTCAGTGCGAAGGTCTCGCCGCTCCACGCGAGCATGAGTGTGCGGCCCATCTCTTCGGCGATGGCTGTAGCCGCCGCCGGCGGCACTGCGTTGCCGATGCGCTCGCGCCATGCCTGATCGCTCAGGCCGTCCAGCTCCAGCTGTTCCTCGGGGTCGACCAACGACTGCAGCGCAGCAAGCTCCAGCGTTGTGAACGGGCGGTGCCAGGTGCCATCGAGTGCTTGGATGCGGCACAGCACCTTGTCGGCTGCGGCTGGGATGCGCGGATCGGCAACACTCCACCGGCCGTTGTCGTGACCAGCGGCAGCGCTGACAGCGCCAGCCGGTCCGGTCCACGCCGTCACACCATAGTGCCCGGCGGTCAAGTAGTTGTCTCCCTTGCCACGTTGCATGCCGCTACGCGGATCAGCTACTGCGAACGCGCCTTGTCCCGTGGTGCTGCCGCTGATGACGGTCCCGGCTGCTTCTTCGTAGGCCGTCACTGCGTACTTCGCGAATGCCTCGCCGGCCTGCCGAGGATCTGCGACGCCCTGGCCGGTGCCGTGCGCGCTCGTGACCGCCAGGCTGGAGCGCTCCCACGGGACGATGCGGAACTCGTTGCTGTGCTTGGCCGGTCCGGTATGGCGCGGATCGGCGATGCAGTAGGCGCCCTGGCCAGGGTTCTGCTGTCCGCCAATCGTCCCGCTCGTGTCGCCCCATCGCCGGACACCGTAGGCCTGCCCATCGGTCCACTTCGACGACTGCTCAAACCGCGGGTCAGCCGTCGCGAATGCACCCGCCTGCATCGCGGGCTCGATCATGTAGTCGCGCAAGTGCCCGTCCTCGATCGCCAGCTTGTTCAAGCTGCGCCAGTCGCTGCCGGCTTCGACGAAGGCGAGCCGTACCCATGTCTTCCATTGCAGTGACGGCACACGATGCATCGGACCCGCGCGCATGTCGCCAGGCAGCAGCATGCGGCCGAGGACGTCGCCAACCGCACGCAGCTGCTTCTTCGCCGGCTCGTACAGGAACGGCGGCACCTTCTCGAGATGGCGAGCCACGAGCAGGAACCGCTTGCGACTCTGTGCAAGTCCAGCCAGCTCGCCGCAGTCGTGCGTCGTCTCGGCGACGGCGTAGCCGTAGGCACGGAGCAGCTCGCCGATCTGGTCAAGCAGATGCCGGCCGCGGGTGGCGATGCGCGGCACGTTCTCGAAGAGCAACATTTCGACAGGGTCATGCTTGTACGCTTCCAGCAGCAGCCAGATGCCGCGTAGCGTCAGGCGGTTGAGCGCCTGGTACTTGTCCGTCTTGCTCTTGCCCTCCGACAGCAGCCCGCTGAAACCCTTGCACGGTGCCGACAGAAACACGATGTGGGGCCGTTCGTTGTGGAAGGCCGCGTGGATATCCGCTGGCGTGGCCTCTCGCCAGTCGGCCGCGGGCTCTGCACCATGAAAGTCGCTGTACTGGCTTCGGTCGAACATGTCGAGGACGGTGCCGGCAACACCAGCCGCGCGTGTGAAGTCGCGAATGGCCGCGCGGTCGTTGTCGATCCCGCCAACGCAGCGGAAGCGAGCGCGCTGGGTGCCGATGATCGGCCGCGCTGCATTGAAGCCCTTGGCCCCGCCGCCCAGGCCACAGAACAAGTGCCCGTGGCGGATCTCGGTGGTGGTGGACATCAGCATGCGTTGCCCCTCCCGACTACGAGGATGCAGATGACAGCCGCGCCGATGAAGCCGCCGATCAGCAGCCCGGCGATGAAGATGACAGGTCCACTCATGCGGTGACTCCTTTGGGATCGGTGGAATAGATCTCGGCGCCAGCAACGTCCGAGAGAGACGCGACGCCGTCGCGGATGCGGGCGGCGATGTAGTCGCCGCTGGGGATGAGGTCGAAGCCGATGCCGGCGTGTGCTACCAGCAGGTCTTTCGCTTCGGTGGCCGCGTCCGAAAGCACGCCGGCCTGCGCCGCCTGCCATGCGTTGTCGATGCTCAGCTGAACGACGGTGCGCAGCGCGGCATGCAGGCGCTTCGCTTGCGCCAGCCCTGGCGCGACAACGGCTGCGATCTCGGCGCCGATGCCGATGACCCAACCCAGGTGCGCGAGAAGATCGCGCGCTGGCTCAGCGTCGGCCGTCATGTGGCTGGCCATCTGTGCCTTGGCAACGGCGGTAGCCACCGGGTGACTGCGGCACAGCTCGCGCCGGTTGCGCAACTTCGCGCGGCTCACGAAAGCAGCTCCCGCAGGTTGAGCCTCGGCAGCGCGCCGAGGGCTTTCTCGACGCGCGCAGCTGCGGCCAGGTCCGCCGTGTCGATGTGGCGCTCGGACGCCTTTGCAATCGCATCAACAAGGGCACCTCGGTTCCAGCTGTCGAGGTGACTGCTCGCCCACACCAGCACATCACTCGTGGTGAGCCCGTGCAACTCGTGCGCTTTGCCGCAGGCGTACGTCGGGCCATGGCCAGGGCGGCCGGACTCGGCCAGCATCTTGACGATGTGTTGAGCGAGTGGGCAGAGCTTGAGAGACTTTTTCGGCATGGCTCAGCCCTCCGAACGAGCGGCGGCGCGGATGGCCTCGATGCAACGACGCGCCCCGAGGTACTGGTAGCCGTGGGCCTGCGTTACCGCCGTGTGATAGCCATGAGCGGCGAGGTCAGATTTCAGCTGTGCCTGGTGGTAGCCGGCCACCTTCTCGCAGATGGCGAGCGCAGCTTCGTGGCTGACTTTTGTCACCGCCGCCGAAGCCTGGGCACCGCCTTCATCCTCTGCCTGCACGGCCTGGTTGAGGAACTGACTCACGAAGTCGTCGACGCTCACTTCGAATTGGAAGTGCTCGGGCTTGGCCTCGGCGCCTTCGGCCAGGGTGACGAGCAGGCCGAGGGCGCGCGCAATGTGATGCTCCAGGGATGCGCCCTTGCTGCGCGACCATCCGGGCAGAAGATGGATGCGGTCACACGTGACGAGCTGGGTGATGTCAGCGCGCATACAGGCGGCCCAGCCCGTGCTGGGGTCGACGTTGATTTCGGCGGGATTGACGACATCGAGGCCCGCGGCGCGCAGCGCGATAGCTTCTGCGCGAAACGCCGCAAAGTTGAGCTCTACGTAGCCCGTCATCGGCCCTGCGATGTAGACGCGTTGGACGGTCGGAGGTGGCTGATCGAACATCACGTCTTGGCCGTGCGCGAGGTCGACGCCGATGAAGGTGGGGGCGAGTTGATTGGTCATGGTGTGGAACTTGGTGAAAGGGTTGGTAGTCAGTCGTCGTCGCGCTCGCCCGAGGCGGCGCGCTTTCTGTCGAAGAGGGGCTGCGTGGTGGCTGGCTGGCGCCGCACGAAGAGCCGAGGCGCACGAGCTGCCGCGAGTCCGGCCGCACTGGGATGGGCAACCGCAAGGCGCACGAGCCGGCTGCGGCAGGCGTCCTGCATCACCGTCTCAAAGCTGTCGGTCCACCGGAAGCGGCGCGCCATGCGCTCGCAGGCATCGCGCAGCTGCTGGTCGGTGGGCTCGATCACGGACGGCATCGCGGCTCGGGTGCTCAGTGCCAGCCTGGCATGTCGAGGTGCCGCGCGTTCGGCCCGCAGCTGCCAGTCGAAGAGCGCGCGACGTCGAGCGATTCGGGCCGGCCGGCCTGCCGCGCTGCAGGGCTGTCGCACAGCAGGCGAGCGCCGCAGGCGGTGGAGTGCGTGCACAGCTCGCAAGCTCGGAAAGGCGTGACGATGGGCCGCGTCGTCACCTTCGTGAAGCGTTGCGGGTTCAAGCGGCACCGCCCATCTGCTGCACCAGCGCTTCGTGGTCGGCATTGAGGTACGCGACGTCATCGCACTGCTGCGCGCTCTCGGCGGCTTCGCGCCGCGTGTAGCCGGCGGCGATCATCTCGGTGATGTGCCGATGCTTTAGGCGCGAGCGGGTTCCGCCCCACCATCCGCCAGCGCCATGCCCCATCTGAATGCGTCTGGCGTGCACTGGTTGCAGCAGAACCACGAGTGCGTCTTGGCGTTCGATGAGCGTCATGCTGCGCCCTCGGTGCCCTTGGCAATGGTGGCGCGGCCGGCGAGCGCAAGGTGCCTGGTGTTGACAGCGAGGCCTTGCCAGTACGTGTACATCGGTGGCTTGCGCTTCCGATAGGCGAGGTCGGCGCTTTCGCGGCAGGCGCGGCTGATCGTCCGCAGCATCGCCACCAGCGCAGCGCGTGCTTCGGGCGGCAGGGCTTCGAACTCCTCGCGCACCTCGGGAATCTTCAGCATCGGATTGCGCACCTCGGCGCGGTTGCTGCGGGCAACCTGACCCGGCGTGTGCTGCGCGGCGCTCATCGCGTGACCCATCCAGCAAGAGCTGGCACCAGCAGCACCAGCACGGCCAGCGCGCAGCCCAGCAGCGTGATGCGGTCGGCAATGCGCTTGCCGCGCGCCTTCTTCCTGGCCCGGTCCTCGAAGGACTTGACGGCCTGGATGTCGTGGTGATTGAGACGATGCGCGTTCATGCCGCCCGCCGCTGCTGCACGAGCGCGATGCGCACGACGGTCGACGGGAACATGTCGGCCTGCTGGATGGCCAGCGCGTCCGCGCGCCGCGACTTACGTCGGCCGGCGGCCTGGCTCGCGAGCAGGCCGCGCACGCGCTCGATGGTGGCGCGCACGTCGGTGGCGCAGGCTGGCAAGTAGGGCGCGGTGATGTGCACCTTGTGCGCCAGTGGTGGCGCATAGGGCTTGTGCTGTGCGATCTGTACGACCGCGGCGGTGGTGCGTGGCATGGTGATGCGGCTCCGGTTGGTGGTGGATCAGTGGCCAGCTGCCGCGAGGGCGCGCAGGCGGGGGCGGAAGCCTTGACGCGAGCGATCAAGGCGGCGAACTCGGGTGACGAGGCGTCATCGATGGCGCGGGGCGCCGGCGCGGCGGGCGTGGCTGGGCGCACTTCGGCCTGGCGGATCAGTGCCGCGGCTGCGGCGATGCCCGCATCGGGCATGCGGAAGGTCGTGCGCTCGCCGCCGATGACGCGGATCTGCTCTTTCGGTGGCGCTGTCGGTGCTCGCCGCCCTGCTCGGGCGGGCCGGAATGGCTCCAACGGCAGGATTTCTTCCGAATCGAAGGGCTTGGCCCATGGCCGATCACCCTGCGTGAGCTGTCGCAGCGGCTCGCGCGTCAGGCGGGCCGTACAGTTATTGAAACGAGTCCAAGGGCGGCCCATCGCTTCGCGCTGGCCCTTGTCCTGCGCGGCTTCGCCGGCGCAGGAGGCCCACGACTGCCGACGGCTCACGAGCCAGTTTCCGGCCCGCGTTTCGACACCCACCACGGTCTTGCGCGTGATGGTTTCGTCATAGACGTTCTTGCAGCCTTCGTTGACCCGCACGGCCGTGCGCAGCATCCACTCGCGGCGCTTGCGGCACATGCCGCCCTGGGCACCCACGTAGCGCTCCCACGATGCTTGGATGTCGCCGTGCTTGTGGCAGGCCCACCATGCCTTCACGGCGGCGGCGTCACCGAAGTCCAGGCGCAGCTGTGCGCGCTCGATCTGGTCTTTCGTGACGCGGCGCATTTCTCGCCACACCGTCACGCTCGGCTGTCCGATGGCTTGGAACTGCCGGATGCCCCAGGTGCTGGCCCAGGCATCGACCCGCTGCCAGCCCTTGAACTCGCGCGTGTCCATGACGTGCTCGAAGCCGTCGATGGTGTCGGTGTGCTGGCCGACGCCAGCATCGCCACCATCCTCCGCGCCGATGTTCTTGGCCACGTACTTGGCGACATAGCCAGCGGCGCCGCCGCGCGTCATGGCGATGAACTTGCACCGGTTGCGCACGGCGCCCGGTTCGTCGCCGGCATCGCTGAGCCAGTAGCCGCTGATGATCTCTTTCGCCAGCTGGGCCTGCTCGGGCGTGGTGAACCACAGCAGCGCGTGCCAGTGTGGGCATCCGTCGTGGTGCGGCTCAGCTACGCGGAACCCATAGGCCGCCACGCCCTTGCGTGCCATCTTGGCGCGGGCCTTCGCCCACATGCGGCACAGCCACTGCTGTGCATCGCGCGGGGAGTCGCCTTCGTATTTGTTGTTGCGCGACGGCTTGGCCCAGCGCGACTTGCCGCCCGACAGCACGGCATGGAACCGGCTCGGACAGGTGAGCGTGAGGAAGAGTCCGTGATGCCCGTTGGCGTCGGCGAATTCCTCGCAGCCACGAATGCGCGTCATCAGCTCGCCGCGGCGGATGTCTCGATTGCTTGGCGAGAGCGCGGCCAGCTCGGACAGGCTGTAGACCTGGCCGGCCTCGTTGCGCATCTTCACGCGCTTCAGCAGATCGGCGTTGCGCTTGTTCTGGTCGACGCGCCGGCGGCATGCTTCGTCGCTTGCATAGCCGCCGTTCTTGTGGTGCACCACGCCCAGCTTGATGGCCGCATGCTCGACCGTGCGCGCCACCTTTTTGCGCAACGCGCGGCGCCACCACTGCTCATTGACCGCGCGCGCAATCAGCCCCTCGGGCGTCGTTGCGACTGGCTTTTCCACGCCAATGCGCTCGCAGTAGTCGAGCACGATGTCGAGCCTGTCCTGCTTGCTCATCGGCAACGCGTGGCCGTTGAGCATGTCGTCGAGCGCGTTGGCGCAGCGCCTCGCCCGCGCGCACACCTCGCCGTCTCCCACGGTCCAGTGCAGGATGTCTTGGTGCTCGTGCTCGAAGGCCCGCATGGCGTCGACGCGCCCGAGGTTCCAGCTGACCCAGTCTGCGCCCATGGCCTTCACCGAGGGCTTGAGCGGCATGATCACGTCGAACGCAGGCACCCACTGCGGTGGCAGTTCCTTGCGCAAGCGCGCATCCATCCGGCGGGCGACCTTCGCGACATGCTGGTCGTTCGGAAGGCTGGAGCGAAGCCGCATCCAGAAGACTGGATCGGGGGTGGCGGGGCGTGCAGTGACGAGACGCATGGGGTGCCTACAGCGTCAAAGCGCTGAGCGCATCGAGGTCGCGAATCCACGCGCGCAGCGTTGCGCGGATCGCGCTCCGCTCGGCGTCTGGGTACTCGCGCCAGCCTCGCCGCAACGCGTCATCCGGGTCAGCCATGCCGGCCTCGGTGAGCACGAAGAAGCGCAGCATGAGCGGCAGAGCCCGCCATTCGTCTTCTTCCTGCAGCGCGCGCCGCTGCCCGAAAGCGATGACGACGCACTCTTCGCGCAGCTTCGCGAGCTTGGCCGCGTGACGGGCATAGAACGGGTTCGGTTTGCCATCGGGAATGAGCGGTGGTGGCTTGGGCTGGCCGTGGAACTCGTGGTGTTCGGGCGTCTCGGCGCAGTCCATGCCATCAGGAAGCGCACGCGGTGCGAGCGGCGCCCGCGCTGGCAGCGTTCAGCGGCGTGCCGGTGTCTGTGGCGGGGTGCCGGCCCTGCGTGGCGGCCGTGATGTGGCCTGCCTCGATGGCGTCGATGACCCACTGCCGCATGCAGCTGGTTTCCACGGCGCGTTGGCCGTGCATGAAGACGACACGGTCGCGAGTGATTTCCGGGCCATCTGCCTGGACATCGACCACACGCCATCCGGCGGCCAGCAACGCATTGGCAATGGCGTTCTGCGACTTGCTGTTGCGCCAACTGGATAGCGTGTCCGTGGGGCAAAGCAGGACAGCGTTCACGCGGCGCCCGCTCACGCCGAGCCGGTGGCTCATGTAGCTCGCGCGCACGTCCTCGATGTCGATGGAGGCGTCTTCGGCCTGCGCTGCCTTCACGATGGCGTCCAGCGCGCCCAACTTGTCAGCCACGCGGCGGATGTCGGCCAATCGGTTGGCGTGGCGCTGGTGTTCCCGCAGCAGCACACGATCCAGAAGAGGGAGGCTCCGAGCTTCTTCGCGTGTGACGTTGGGCATCTTGGGCACGTCGATGCGTTGCGCAGGCTTGTCGGTGAAGCGGCGGGCGGTGAGGGACATGACTTCGGCTCCTGTGACGGAAAAAAGGCGTGAGAAGGGCCGCACGCCTTGAAAAAGGCGCGTGGCGGTGTGTCGGTGAGGGCGGGTGCGCCGGTGGGCGCGGGACTAGATCAGTCCGGCGGGGCGGCGGGCATGGCGCTGCTGACGCCCCAGTCGCTTAGGGGCGTGTGCAGGTTCGCGAGATAGGAGGCTTCGTCGTCGGCGACGTTGCCTTCGTCCGCCAGCTGCAGGGCCAGCTGGCCGCGCTTGATGTGGCGCGAGAGCGGCAGCGAAACGTCTGTCGCAGGGATGCTGGAAAGCACAAGCACGCGCTGAAATTCCAGCGTGGCGACGCCGGTGAAGCCGCATTCCCAGTTGCGACACCGGTAGGTGATTTCGCGCATGGTGCTGCTCATCTTGCGGCTGTCGACGGCCACGCAACGGGTGCCGCAGTGCGGGCACTCGATGGTGATGCGCATGTAGCGGTTGCTGGCGTCAGCGGCCTGCTCGTGTTGGCACGCATTCATTGCGGCTTTCCTCCCGATGAGACCAAGCGGGGGCCGCGGCGGCGGCCGGTGATTTGTTCGATGCCCTTGCGCAAGCGCGTTCTCACGAGCCATTCGATAGCCTCGGCGACGCTTGCCAGACCATGCTCGCGACGCACCCGGTCGAACACGGCGTGTTCGGCGTCGGTGAGGTCGATCTGTTGAGGCGTCATCTTTTCGTCAGACATTCGGCGTGTATTGCGCTGGCTGTGAGCCGCGTTTGTGCGGCTTCGCTTAGCCCGCGGCGCGAGGCAAACTACCTTCGGCCTTGGGTTCCTGGCCGATGAACGCGTCAACCAGCATTTCTTCGGCCTGGCGCATCGCCAACTCGCGGATGAGCGTTGAAGGCTGCGCTCCTGTCACCTTGCACAAGAGGCGCAGCAGATCGTCTTCGTAGTCGTCAAACCTGACGGTCTGGCGGTTGTCGCGGATGCGCTTGGGATCGGGGTACATCGTCGAAAGTCCTTCGGGCAAAGGAGTGGGGTAACAGGTGTTTGGGGGCTCAGACCGAGTCGCGGCCGGCATGGGTCAGCTCGGCCTCGTACTGCGCGAGACCCAGCAGGTAGACACGACGTGCGAAGTTCGCCATGGACCGACCTTCGCTTGCTGCGAGTAACCGAGTTTTCAGGTGCTCGGCAGGAGGAAGGCGCAGCGCCACAGGCACTTCGCGCACAAGGCGAACGTCTGGCGGGAGAGAGGGGCGTCCGCGGCGGGGGCAATGGTGGCCATATGGTTAATATGGGAACTCGTTAATGTGGTGTGCGGTGGATTCTGAGCATTAAAAGGCTCGGAGTCAAGGGGTCAATGTGTCTTTTGATGCTCATTGCGGCGACAGGCTGCGTGAAGAGCGTGATCGCCTCGGCCAGTCCCAGCAGGGCTTGGCTGAGCTGATTGGCGTTCAACGGGCGATGCTGAGTCGCTACGAACGCGGGCTTGTGGAGCCGGGTGCGGGCGTTCTCATGAAGCTGGCGGGCGCCGGCGTAGACGTGAGCTATGTGCTTTTTGGTGCTCATTCCCCGGCCGCCCGCACATTGACGCCCGAAGAGGCCGCCCTCTTAGACAACTACAACGCCGCCGACGAGCAAGGACGCGCCGCGGCGCGCAGCGTTCTTGATGCGCTCGCGCAACCGAAGAGGGCCAACGGGTAACTTGGGGCTGTTGGTCGCAACGTTCGTCCGGTGGGTTCTGGTCGGCATGAGAGACGCTTCGCCGGACGGGGGAGATTAGGAGATTCGATGCGTGAAGTTCTCTTGGCGCTGGCGCTAGCCGGCGGGTCGCTGCTCGTCGCGAGTCCGGCGATGGCTCAGGTTGCAACGCTCGGGAAATCGGCGGCTCCGCCTGTGTTCCCGAACGCACAAGTTGCGTTCGATGAACTCGGCGACTACAGCGTCGAGCTGGGTCAGGTGAAGCTACTGAAGCAGTCTCCGCTGCATCTGCAGATCAATGCGGAAGTCGAAGCCGCGACGGTGCGGCGCTTCCCTATGGTGATGGTCGAGAAGACGGCCGAAGTGCTGGCCTATGGGCTGTTCCGCACGTTCATCCACACGAAGGCGAACGAGGTGACTGTCACCGCGCTGCCCGTGCTGCAGACCTTCAGCGATAAAGGCACCACGGAAAAGGTGCTGAAAGACAAGTCGGTTCAGGTCCGCATGACACGCGCTCAGGCGGAAAGGGTCGCACGTGACGTGGTCGGCGTGCAGAACCTCAATGACCTGGTGGCCAAGGAACTGATGGGCTGGGGCTGGTCGAAGCCAATGCTGAACACTTTGGGCGCAGGTGGGCGTGGTGTTGACCCCGCCTTCCTCAAAGCACTGGGTCTGCAAGTCAACCCGCCGAAGTGACCGCAAGCGATGAACTGTGCAATTTGCTCAACGGAGATCGTTCCGTCAAATGACTCGGAAGAGCACATCATCCCGGCATCTGTGGGGGGCAAGCTCAAGAAGCGGGGCGTTCTCTGCAGGTCGTGCAATAGCAACGCTGGCGAAAAATGGGACTCGGAGCTAGCTAGGCAGCTCAACTTCTTCAGCGTCGTTTTCGATGTCCGTCGGGATCGGGGTCCGGCACCGGCGGAGAAGGTTCAGACGTCGAGCGGAGGCGAGCTGCTGATTCATCCCGGAAAGCCGATGACGGCGGTGCGCCCGGTGTTCAAGTCCTCGCCGGTGGCCGGAGGCATCTCCTATGAAATTCAAGCGAGGTCGATCGACGAGGCGAGAGTGCTGCTCCAGCAGCTTGCCCGGAAGCACCCCGCTTTGGACGTTGAGGCTGTGCTCGCCGGTGCGCAGGTCAACAACGACCTGCTGGATGGGTATCTCCACACATCAACAGATTTCGCCGGAGAGTTGGCGGGCCGGTCAATCGTGAAAAGCGCCCTGTGTTGGGCGGCCCTGCAGGGGGTTTCAGGGACATCGTGCCCGGAAGCGTTGGAGTACCTGACCAACCCGACGGCAGAACCTTGCTTCGGGTTCATCAATGAGCCAGACCCAGTGCTGAACAGGCCGATAGGGGTTCCCCTGCACTGCGTTGCAGTGAGCAGTCTGGGGACAGCCGGGCAGCTACTTGGTTATGTCGAGTTCTTCGGCTGGCGGAGAACGGTGGTTCAGCTTGCAAGGGCCTACAGCGGGCCCACCGTCCACGCAAGTCACTTTATCGACCCTCGCACGGGCGAGCTTCTAGAACTGGATGTCGACCTTTGCTTTGACCATGCGATGGTGGCATCTATCTTCGACTACAAGCATTGCCTGCCAGACCAGGTCACCTCTTCAGCAGCGCCAGTCATCGAGACCATGCTCGAGAAGCTGCGCAAGCAAGAGGCCGACAGAGCGAATGCCGAAATGGTCGAGCGGGCGTTTCGCGAATGCGGGGCGAGCGAAGGGGAGATGCTTACCGAAGAGCATTTCAGAAAGATCGCAGCGTCCATGGCCGCGCAGTTCGTGGAGTACCAAAGTAAGCTGAGCAGGCGGTAGGCGGCGTGCTCGTTGGACGGACGCGAATTCTCAGTCGTCTCCGCTCGCGCCTTCCTGACCTTCCACGCCCTCGGCCTGCTCGGTCTCCAGCGTGAGCTGGCTGACGTAGCCGCCGCCGTCGAGCGTGTGACGCACGCGGGTGACGATCCACGGCGTCTCATCGATCTGCCGCTTGTAGCCCGCCACGCGCGCAGGTCGCTGCGGCGTGATGTCGGCGCGGCCGTAGGCGAGCGTGATCTCGAAGTCGAAGATCCCGCGCTGGATGCGCAGCCATTCGGCCCGCGCAGCCGCCAATGCGTCCGCCTCGCTCGCGAAGGTCGTGCGCAGTTCCTTTGCTCGGCCGCTGATGCCTGCGACGACGGCGCTACGGTTCCCGGTCTTGATGTTGGTGTACATGGCGCGCACGCCGCTGTATGCGTCGCGGTCGGCTCGGCTCCATCGGTGCTGGTCGCCGTCCTGCCGGGTGATGACCACGGGCGCCAGCACCTTGCCGCTTGCCGTGCGCGCGGCGCGCGCCTGGCTGAAGAGCAGCTTGCCGCCCTTCACCGTGCAGAGGCAGTCATAGGTCTGCGCGAGGCGGCGCAGAAACGAGGCGTCGGACTCGCTGAGCTGGTCGGCGTGCTTGACCTTGCGCGCGGCGACGGCCTTGTCGACAGTGGCCTCGATGCCGTTGCGCTTGGCCACGCTGCTGACGATGGCGCCGACGGTGGTGTTGTGCCAGGACTGGTCGCGCAAGCCGCGCAGGGTGTCGAGCAGGTTGGCCGCCCTGGCGCGGATGGTGATGGTGTCGGGCGTGCCGGCGTACTCCACCGCCTGCACGGTGTACCGGCCCTTGTCGACCAGCCCGACCGGAAACCCCATGTCTTCGGTGGCGAACTGGCGATACGGCGCCGCGGCAGGTTCTGCGCGCCATCCGATGGCGACTTCCACCGTATCGCCGGTGGCCGGCAGTTCGACGGCGCCGTCGTGGTCGCTGACGACGAGCTCAATCTCGTCGGCATCGTTGGCCCGGTCATCGGTGATGGTCAGACTGACGAATCGCGGCTGGATGCGCTCCGACACGTTGGCGCCGTTGACCGTGATGCGCCAGATCGGCGTGAGGTGCGCAGCGGGGCGCCGGCCGTAGTTGCTGGCGCCGCTGACGGTGACAGTGGGCAGCGTGCCGGCGATGGTTTCGACGTCAGACATTGGCTCAGTCGCCGCTCACGCCCAGCGCCTGGCCAAGGGTTCCGCTTGCGTCCTGCAGGATGGCGCCCAGGTCGCCCATGGCGTCGGAGATCAGCTGCTGTGCGACTTCCATCTCGTCCTGGTCCACGCGCTCCAGCGTGACGCTGAACTCGATGCGGCGCGCCGCGCCGTTGGAGTGGAAGAGCGTGCGGGTTTCCTGCAGCTCGGTGATGATGAACGCACCGTAGATGGTGCCGGTGCCCTCGACCAGCACCCAGGCCGCGCCCTGGTCCGCCATGAGGCGCAGCACCGTGAGGCTTGCGGGGATGCCTGCGAACTCGGGAATCACCACGCCATTGAGCGTGATGATGTCGTCGCCCGGCCCCAGGTACTGCTTGCCGTTGCGAGCGCCGACGAGCGCCTGCGACGCGTGCTTCCAGCTGCTGCGGCGCTGCAGCTCCTGATAGCTCAGGGTGTCGAGGGTGAAGACGAAGAGGCCGAGGCACAGCATGGCAGCGATCAGTTGTCGTAGTCGATGAAGGCGCCGCGCATGCGGGCCCGCTTGTCGGCATCGCGCTTGTCCAGCTCTGCGCGGATGGCTCGGGCGAGTGCTGGCGCATCGGCGCCGGGCGCCGCGGTGATGTGGATGGTGATGGTGTCGCCCTGCACCACCACGCCGGCGCCCGCACGACCAGAAGCAGAGGCGGACAGGGGCGGGCGGCTGTCGAAGCTGCCCGCCGCGAGCGGAAAGTCGCCGGCCATCGCAGGCATGGCCCCAGCTGCGGCACCGGCCAGGCCGAGCGCCGCGGCCCGGAGCATGGGCCGGCTGCGGTCGATGCCGATGGCAGCGCCCTCGACGATGTTGTCGCCGGCCTCCATGAACACGCGCGACGGGCTCCGGATGCCGAGCTTTTCCTTGAACCAGTTGACCGTGGATTCAGCCGCGCCGCTGATGGCCTCGCGCACCACGCCGAGCGCGGTGGTGATGCCGTTGACCATGCCTTGCATCATCTGCCCGCCGAAGGTCGTGAACTTCGCAGGCAGCTCGACGCCGAACCACTGCATCACGGCAGCGAAGGCTCGATAAAAGAGCCCGATGGGCGACCAGTTGAGGATCGCCGCGCTCACGGTCGCAAGCGCGGCGGGCACCGATCCCCCGAGGTACTGCCAGAACGACGAGAAGGCCCCCTTCACACGGTCCCACAGGTTGGAGAAGAAGCCGCTGATCGGCCCCCAGTACCTGTAGATCAGAAACGCCGCGGTGGCGATGGCCGTCACCGCGAGGCCGATGGGATTCATGAGCAGCGCCCGGCCGAGCCACATGACGGCCGTCGCGGCGAATCCGAGCGTGCGCGTGAGCAGCCCCAGCACGGGCGACAGCACGGCCGCCTTGATGCCGAACAGACCCAGGCCGTAGCGCACGACGGCAAAGGGGCCGAGCAGCGCGGCAGCGCCCAGGCTGAGCGCGCCGAAGCCTGCGGCCAGCAGCCCTACCCACAGCACAGCCTTGCCGATGAAGGAGGCGAGCATGGGGTTCTCGCGCGCGAAGTTGCTGATGCCCTGCATGGCACTGGTCACGGTTTCGAGCAGGCTGAGATAGGTGGGCAGGATCGCCTGCCCCGCTTCCTTCATGGCGTCGTGGTAACGAGCCATCGTTTCCACCTCGCGGCCACTGAGCGTGCTGCGCGCGCTGGTGTCGAGCTGATCGATGCCGAACGCGCCGGCGTTGAGCTTGGCGTTCTTGTGAATCTGCTCACGCATCTGGTACATCATCCCGAACAAGCCCGAGGCCGTGCGGTTGCTGAAGATGCCGCCGATGGCGTCGAGAACCTGCTTCTCGCCGGTGATGCCTTTCTCTGCCAGCGTGGGCAGCAGCACCTTCTCCATCCATTCGAATTGGCTCTTCTGGAACAGCTCCGCGCCCTTGATCGCGCCGACGCCGAGCTGCGCGATCTGGCCGGCCTTGTCGTGCGTGACCTTGGACGGGTCGGCGATCAGCCCGAGCGATTCCATCATGTTGGCCGCGCGCTTCGTCGTCTTGCCCTGGTAGACGTTCTGGTAGGCCGACATCGTCGCCGTGCCCACGCGGTTGCCGCCCATGGCCTGCACCAACGGTTCCAGTTGGTAGTACATGGCATCGTCGCGCAGGCCGCGCGCGGCCAGTCCGCCGGTCTTGAGGAAGTCGAGCCACTGCGTTGAGTCCACGCGGCCACCGGTGGCCGTGATGACGCGCTGGACCATGTCGGCCTGCTTGATGAAGTCGGCCTCGCTGTTCAGGCCGTTGCGCGCCTCGATGACCTTCAGCATGTCCATGAACTTGGCTTCGTTCTCCTGCCCGTTCTCGGCACCGAAGACGGCCTTGTTGGCGAATTTCATCTTGGCCAGCGTGGGCATGACCATCTCGGCGTGATGCACGTCCGCGAAGGCCGTGGTGGCGTCCAGCATCAACCCCATGTTGTCATTCATGCTGGTGCCGAAGGTCTTCATGCGCTTGGCGTACTCGATGGCCTTGGCGGTGTCTTCCGGCTTCAGGCCGAGCGCCGCAATCCGCGTCGTGCTGGTGTCGAACTCGCGAATCTGATTCAGCGGCTCGGTGACGGCGCGGCGCACGCCGTAGCCCGTGGCCAAGCCGCTTGCGCCTGCCATGGCCAGGTGGCCGGCAGTGGCGCGTGTGTTGTTGAAGCCCTGGCGTAACTGTGCCTTGCGCGCGCTGACGTTGGCCAGGGCTTCGAGCCGCGCCTTCTGCTGCGCGATGCTGGTGTTGGTCGACGTGATCTCGCTGCGCAGCCGGCCCTGGTCGGCCGTGAGGTTCTGGATGCCGCTGGCGGTGGCCGCTGTGCGCAGCTGAATGAGCGCGTGGCGCTGCTTGTCGTAGGAGGCGGTGGCCTTGTCGACCTGGGCCTGCAGCGCGCGCGCCTGGTCGCTGTTGGCGCCGTAGGTGCGCGTGACGCTGTCGAGGTTGGTGCGCAACACCTTCAAGGCGTTGCCTTGGCTGGCCAGCTCGGCCTGGTGCTTGCGCAGGCCCGTGACCTGTGCGGCCTGGGCGTTCAGCATCTTGAGCGCGTCGCGCGCCTGCTTCAGCCCGGCCGCCGCGGCGCGGCTCTGCTGGTCGAGCGGCTTGAGTTCCGCAGCCGCCTTGGCGGCCCCGGCCAGGATGAGCTTGAGGGTGAGCGGGGATGCCATGGCTGTGGTGATGCGTGTGTGTCAGTCGTCGTGCTTGCTCGGGGCGTAGCGCCGGCGGGCGCCCTCGCGCCGATCCATCAGCTCGGTCAGGCTCATGCTTTCCATGTCGACCGGCCGCCAGTGAAAGACGAACGCCAGGTCATCCATGGCGTCTTCTACGTGGTCGACAAGACTGCGTCCCGAACGGCTCTCTTCAGCAAAAAACTGATGACCACGCCCCCGGCTTCGGACAGGTCGGCCGGGTCGAGCTGCGCGCACTCGTGCGGCGTGAGGCTGGGCACCGTGATGCGCGGCAGCAGCTTGAGCAGTTCATCGGCGTCAGCCTGGTGCAGGCGCTGCAGCGACAGGCCGCGCAGCTCGCCCGCGTTCGGCTTGCGCAGGGTGATCTCTGCGATGGTGGTGCTTCCGCGCTGGATCGGCACGTCGAGCGTGATCGTGTTGGGGACGATGGCCGCCGGCGCGGGTGGCGCCGCGACCGCATGCGAGTGGGCGCTGCTTTCGCTGACGCTGGAAGTGTGGACGTGATCGTTGAGGCTGTGGCCGTGGTTGCCGGCATCGGTGGTCTGGTGGGCGTGGTTCATGGTGGAGTCTCAGAGGGTGGGAGGTTGGGCGGCGGGCGTGTGCGGCGGCCTGGGCGTCAGAGCGAGACACCCATGCCGATGGCGAAACGGATGGCGCTGTAGACGTCGACGCCGCCGGTCTTGAACACCATGCCGGGGACGTCGATCTCCAGCAGCTCGGCGCCGTCGACCGTCACCTTGTAGTAGCTCAGCGCGACCTTGAAGTCATGCTCGTTGTCGTCGCCGGCCTTGGCTTCGTTGGGATTCCATTCAGTCACTCGGCCGCGGGCGATGACTTCCACGGCACTGACGATTCCGCTCGCGTCTTCCTGATAGGCACCGGCGAAGCGGAACACATTGGCGCCGACCGCCTGGCCGCCCAGCATGGTGATGAGCTGCGTCTTGAGGCCACCGGCCTTGATGCCAAGCTCCAGCTTTTCGTGGCCGAGGTCAATCTCGACGGGGCCATGCATTCCGCCTGCGCGGTATTCCTCGACTTTCTTGGTGACGGTGGGCAGCGTGACGCTGGGAATCTCGCCGATCCAGCTTTCGCCGTCGCCGAAGAGCGCGAAGTTCTTGAGTTTCTTGGGAAGGGCCATGGTGTGCTCCTATTCGGTGGTGTCGATCACGCGGCCTGGACGGCTGCGGCGAAGTTGGCGAGGAAGTCGTCGGTGATGGTCTGGTTGAAGCCCAGGTCTTCCAGCGGCGGCACCGGCGTGTATCGGTAGCTGATGCGCAGGCGGCCCTGCGCCAGCTCTTCCTTCGGGTTGAGGTCCGGATTCAGGAAGGCTTCGAAGCCGATGAGATAGCCACCGTTCACGAGGTCGCGGCCCTTGGCGTTGATGCTGGCGAGCATGTCTTTCACCAGACTCGGGTGCATCGGCTTGTCGACGAACGTGAAATGCGCCTCGGCGATGGTGTCGGCCAGCACCTGCGCAGTGCGGGTGTAGTTCTCGAAGAAGAACTTTCCGCCCTGGGCTTCGGTGGTGCGGTTGCCCCAGAAGCGGTAACCGCTGCGGTTGATGATGGTGGTGACTTCGAGGCTGTTGAGGTACGTGGTGTCGCTGCTCGGGCTCTGCAAGTCAAAGAACACGTCGGCCGAGATTCCCTGAGGGCCGTTGACGACGATGTTTGACAGCGTCTTGTGCCAGCCGATCTGCTGGTCGATCTTGGCGCGCAAGCCCAGCGCATAGGCGACGGCCGGCTCCGTTTCCACGTCGTTGGTGACTGTGTCCCACGCGATGAAGTTGGGCCAGATGACCATTTGCTCGCGCTTGCCGAACTTGGTGCGGTAGGTCGTCGCCTCTTCCTTCGTGGTCGCATAGGAAATGCCGTCGGCTTTGCGCGCAGCGATATAGCTGAAGGCTTTCAGCGCTTCGGCGACCACGCCGATTTCCACGGCGACAGCCTCGGTGTCCAGTTCCGGAACACCAATGATGCGCGGCTTGTAGCCCAGCTGACCTTGGGCGGCTAGCAGTGCCTGCAGCCCAGTCTTCTGCCCGGTGGCGGTGGTGGTGCCGATCACGTTGCTGGTGGTCGCCGCAGCGTCGGCGCCGGGCTCGACGCGCACAACGATAGTGACGGCTTGGGCTTGCCGCCCGATTGCCTTGAGGGATTTCGCCAGGGTTCCGGTGGCGCCGGCCTTGCCCACGCTACCCGCCGGGTTGGTCAGCAGCACGGGGGTGTTGAGCGGGAAGGCTTCGGCGTCAGCGAGTGGCGCGGTGGCGACCAGACCAATGATGGCCGTCGAAACGACACGGATGGTGGCGCCGCCTTCGTCGACTTCGAAGACGCGTACGCCGTGGTGGTATTCGGTGGACATGGGTAACTACTCCTGATTGGAAGTGGTGGCGTCGATGAGGGCCGAGACGTCGGGGTTGGAAGCGAGGAAGGCAGCGAGCTTTTCAGCGGCGCTGGGGGCGGCGGTGATCGTGGCGGCGGGACGCGCGACGAGTTCCCACGCATGTCCGTCGTGGCGCGGCCATTTGTCTGCAGGCCAACGCACGAAGCAGGTGTAGAAGCCGCTGTCGTTGCGGGTCACGGTCATCCAGTCTTCCGGCATGGGGTCGATGACCGCACCACTCGGCACGTGATAGATGCCCTGGCCGCGCTCGGACTCGGCGATTGATTCCATCGCGGGCACGACGTCGATGAACAGCCCAGCGCCGTTGAGCTGGTAGGCCGGGATGCGGTCGGTGGGGTCGAAGTTGTTGGACATGTTCAGAGGGCGCGAATGATGGGCACGTAGGCGCGGGTGTTGGGCCGTGCGTGGGCTTCCCCGGACGGGTTGGCCGTGGCCGTGTGCTTGTGCAAGCCATTCGGGGAGGCGGTGGCTTCGTGTCCGTGGTCGCCCGCTTCGGTGGTGCCCGAGCTGATGATTCCGGCGCCGGCGCCGAGGGTGGCGGGGAACGGGAGCGGCCCGCCCGTCGCGTTGTAGAAAACGCTTGATGTGTTGAGCTGGTGCGAGTGTCTGCCGCCCGACTTGACCGATACCGCATGGTCGTGCCATCCAGCGTTCTCCATGGTCACGCTGTGCCAGTGCGTTTTGTTCTGGCTGTCGATCCTGACGCCGAGCGCCATGGCAGGGTCGAGCCCTCGCCCCATGTCCGCGCCGCCGTCGAAGTGGCCACGATCATCTGGCACGTTGAAGGTGGTGAAGCCGTCGCCTTCTCCGTAGAGGGTGCCCAGGACGGCAAACAGCGCCGGGAAGGCGACGCGGCTGATGGCGGCACCGTTGCGGATGATCCAGCCCGCTGGGAGGTTTGCGGTTGGCCAGTGCGCCGGCATGCCAATGGGTCCGGCGCGATCTGACTCGGCCTTGCTGTAGACGCCCAGGTTGGCACGCGCAGTGGCGGCGCTGTCGAGGTCCGACAGGTTCTTGCTGCGCAGCAGCGGATCGGGCGCGTTGCCCGTGGGTTCGTTCTGCGCGGCGATGAGCTTCGTGCCCGCGGGATAGCTCACGGCCAGCGTCAACCGGCTGGCAATCGTCGGGTCTTTGGTCCACTCGTCGGAACGCAGCCGAACGCCGTCGATGTACACGGCCAAGCCGCGCGTGGTGGTGACGGTGAGGTCGACGACGGTCTGCAGTGCGGCGAGGGTTTGCGTTTCCTCGATGGTGTCGACCGTGACGTTGATGGCGTCGATGTCTTGCCAGTCCGCGTCGCCGTCGGCGTTGCTCTGCTTCGTGAGCACCTGGCCGGTGGTGCCACCTGGGAACACGACGCCGCCGGTGACGTAGTTGATGACCCAGCTGTGGGTGGCGATGGTGACGTTGGGATCGATCTGCAGCGTCACCGTGTCGGCATTTGCCGGTTGGAATGCAATGCGGATCGTGAAGTCGCTGGTGGTGCCTTCCTCGGGCAACGGCTTGTAGCTTGGTGGCAGGTTGCAGACCGTGAACAGGCTTCCATTGCCGTCGATCAGCCCGCCCTCTCGCATGGTCCACCCGCCAACCGAAGCGGGAATGACGGCTTCGGCGATGTAGAGGGTTTCGTTCTCTGGATCTTTGTAGATCCGGTTGATCGTGCCGCGCCAGCGTTCGCGCACGAGCGAAGACATGGCGACGTTCGGATCGATTGGATTTCCGCCGCCGTCTCCCACAACGATGGCGACCAGTTCGACCGGTGCTTTTTCCGCAATGGCCCGCGCGGTTTCGCGCAGACCATGGGTGGTGTGGATGCTGGTGAACGCCATGCATCCACTGTGCCGACGATTCCACGCGTGCGCGAGCACTGCGGGCTGTGTAGGCGACGAGTACCGATGCAGCTGCCAGGCCTTGACCACACCCAAGTGGCATCAGGTCCGTTTGCGATATTCAAGCTGTTGTGTTTGCGGATGCTCTGTGCCTAGACAGCATCGCCCTTAGCTTAGCTTTCTAACCCTCACCTTCAATGCGCCGCTGGCCACGTCGACCGAAGCCGCGGTGCCATTGCGCTGATAAACCGTCACGGCGTCTGTTCCAGTGACCTCCGCCCAGATGCTCGTACCTAACAATGAAACAGACATGCTGGCTGTCGCAAAGTCGCCAACAGAAGCTCCAGGCATCGCCACAACAGTACTCTGCTGCGCTCCCGCAGCAAGCGCAGGCCAATCGAAAGTGCTTGAACTGTCCAACTCTGCGGGCACGAAGTAAAACGGTGTCCAAATTTGGCACTTCGCACGCTTTTTTCCACTGAATTTCGTGGTTATCAAATCAGCTACGGGGATCACGTTGTAGCCATAACTAGCAACCTGGATCGACTTGTCTGCAACACCCGCGCTAAATCTGAATTTCAGCCCGGTGCCAGCCCGTGCGGCAGGGAATACGTATGCCCATAGTTGCCATTCCCCGCCCATGACAGGCGCCACCGGTACGCCGCCCGTTGTCATGTTGCCGCCAGCTTCTGGCAGGTTCTGAGAGCCTTGGTCGTACACCATCATTCGCGGTAGCGCACCTTCGTCTGCCTTGATTAAAGCAACTGCGACGATCACATCGCCCACAGAGTAATTGGCTGGCTGCGTTGGGCCCAAGCCCCCCAATGCATCCCCAGACAGAATCATGCCGTTCTTCGTTTTTCCGAATGGTGTATTGATCTCGTCAAAGCCGACGACTCTGACATTCACTCCGGAATTTGGTTTGTTCCCGACGAGATCACGCGGCTCACACCAGATTTTTGTTGATTGGCCCGATTCCATTGGAAAGAAAAACTTCCCCTTCAGGCGGCTCCCCATCCAAGCTGATTCAATCGTCGAGAGCGCGAATCCATTTACCTGTGATGTTTGTTTTTCGATCAATATGGCGCCGCCACCAATGTATGCAAAGTCGTCGTAGTTGCTAAGTTCTTCGCTGCCCCGAAGAAGTTGTCGCCAAGCACAAATGACGATCCAAGGTTACTCGGCATGAAGCGGACCACGTAGTTGCCTGAGTTCGCTTCGAAATAGTTGCGCTCAAGTAGTAGGTTCGCCGGCCCGGTCCCAAAAATATTGATCGTGTTCGCGCTTCCTTCCAGCATGTTGTCTGTGATCGTGACCCCGCCGTGCAGTGCACCATGCAATTGCCCACCTGATTCAGACAAGTTGCCAACATAACGAAACCCTAGTAGACGCTTGTTTGCATAGACCGCGGAGTTCTTGTTATTTCGGGTGTAGCAGGAGTCGAATGTGACAGTCGCTGCCGCTAAGCTTCCGGAACTCGGGTTGTCAAAGTAAAAGGCGTCGTAAAAATTATTTGCAGTGGTGTTGCGAAACAGTACATGCCGAATAGGTCCGTTATTCGTGTGGGTGAACTTGATCGCGCGTGGCTGCGAGTTGTAATTTCCACTTTCGTTGTTGCTCTTCCCGTAGAAGGAAACCCCGTCGCAAATGAAGGCCCCTGCAAAATTTATGTTTGTGCTTCCGCCGAAATCGAATATTGCATCTACACCGGTGATGCCATAGATGTAGCCGGCTACGCTGGCCCCACCGGCATAAGCCCCCGAATCGGAGAGTGATCACCTGTTAACGCGAAGTCGCCCGACAAGATCTTCACGGTGCCTTCAAACCTGTACTTTTGGCCTTGCCCAAAATTAATGAAAATCTTGTTGATGCCCCTTGCGATTGCGTAGTCGACTGCTGCCTGGAATGCCGGCGTATGGTTCAGCACAGGGTTGCCCGACAAAGAGTCAGCGCGCAAGGCTGGAGACATGAACAGCCAAACGCTTGGCGCGTTTCTCAAGATCTCGGCCACCGTGGCTGGCACGGATCCTGGTGCGACACCAACGAAGCCAACCCGAGCGCTTCCATTAGGCTGAGCTAGCTGGGCCGCGTCGATGTTCGGAATGACCCAGCCACCACCTGATAGAAGATGCTCGTAGGCAACGCCGTCAACAAGGATGGTGCATCTGTCGCCCTCTGCGCTCGGCGCGCCGCTATGAGGCTTGTGGGTCGGCGGCGTGCTGTAGACGCCTGGATAGATGCGATCCTCAATCGCCATGACCCGATCACCCGCTGTTTCTTCGGCGGTGTTAGCGGCGATGCCCCTTAGTTCATCAGACAGTTTGCGGAGATTCGGCATCGAGCCGGACTCGGTGTCGATGTCCCCAGCCGGGTCATGAAGAAAATTGTGAAACTTGTCTACGGCGTTTCCGAAAGGTGCAACTTTGCCGTCTAGTGGGGAGGTCATAGGTCTGTGGGAATGGTGAGCTTGGCTGGCATGATGTTGAGGATGGCGCGCAGTTGCTCGGTGGCCGCCGCTGTTTCTGCATACCCATTGACCGCGCCGTCGACCATCAGGTCGAGCGCGCTGGTGCCATCGCTGTACTTTGGAGTTCCGTCGCTGACGTTGACCTCCGACCCGCTGAAAGCGATCGATGCCCAACGCGGCCCAGCGGTAGAACGGACGAAGATGTCGACGCCCGTCAGGTGCGAGCGCTTGTTCTTGTAGGCCTCGATGACGCGGCGAACCTGCGCGAGCTGATAGGCGGTGAAGCCGATCTGCTCGGCCTCGATGCGAACGCGAAACGTGTAGGGATCACCGGCCGGGCTTTGCTGGAACCACTCTTGAATCTGTGCCGGCAGGCCCATCGCCTCCAAGGCGCGCTGCACTCCGCCGGGCGTGCCCTTGGTGCGCTTGATCTCCAGCGACCTGGCGATCACCTCTCGCTTGATCTCGACGCTCCACTTGTCATCCCACTCGTCCACCGCGTAGGCGAAGGCAAGCCAGGGCAGGATGTCTGCGGGGCAGGCGTAGGGGTTCCACACATCACGCAAGGGCGTGGGCGTGTCCGAGATCCGCGCATCGGCCGCGGCTACGGCGCGCTCAAGCGCCGTTGCGCTATTCGGAAGCAGGGTGGCGGCGTCGGTCATTCTTCAACTGCCGCCGTGATGGAAATGCCCGCGCAGTAGGCCGCCTGACCGACGCTCATCATGATGTCGTCCGCCGGCTCCACGAGCGTCGCGCGCAGCACGCCAGGTTGATGCAGTGCCCGGTAGTTGCCGCTGATGCTTGGGTCGGCATCCAGGCGGTGCACGCTGTCAGCGTAGGCCTGTGTCGCAGCCAATGCGGCCTGCCGCACGACCTCGGAGTCGCTACCCCTGTCGACGATGAGCTCGGCGTCGATGGTGTAGTGCACGACGCTGGCGGAAAGAACGCTGACGTTGTCCGTGAGTGGCCGGACTGTTCGACTGGATAGCGCGGCGCGTACCTTCTCGAGCAGTTCCGTGCCGGTGGTTCCGTCGCCAACGCGCGAAAGGACATAGACGACGACGAAGCCCGGCGTGGGGCTGTCGACGGAAACGTCGCGCACCTGGCCGCTCGCGGACAGCGCGTGATACATGTAGGCGGCTTCGCTCCCCGCTGTCGTGAAAGCCTCCAACCGCAGAAGGATGCGGCGCCGAAAGTCCGCATTGGCTTCCATGACCGCTTCCACCGGCGGCAGGGCCGTGTCATCGGCAGGCGTGACGATGAGTCGCTCGACGCCCCAGTTGGCACCCAGCTGGTCGAGATCGCCGTCGACGGCATGGGCGAGCATCACAGCCCGCGCCGCATCGTTGACACGCTGGCGAATGACCAGCTCGCGATACGCGCTGACCTGCAGCCACTTGTTCAGCGGCTCGGACTCAATCGACAGCACGCTCTGGATGGCGGTGCGCTGCGCCTCGGGGATAGCTGCCAGCAGCTCGGCTTTGCGCTCCGCGAGCAGGGACTCGAAGTCCAGCGGCTCGATGACGTTGGGCGCCGGGATTTGGGATAGATCGATCATGCGCCGGCTTACAGGTTGATGGTCGACGTGACGCTGTCACTGCCGCCGAGATCTCGACGCACGATGTGCAGGCCGCAGCGACCCTGCACATCAACGTTGACGTTGACGCGCTGCACGCGGGTGCGAGGCTCCCACTTCATGATTGCCTGCGCGGTCGCGGCAATGAGGCGCAAGCGGTTGGCCTCGGTCGCGGGGTGGTCGATCAGCTGCGGCACGTAGCTGCCGTAGTTGCGGCGCATGACCCGCTCGCCGATTGGCGTGGTGATGATGTCGGCCACCGACTGGGTGATGTGCGCGCTTCGCCCGATCTGCCGGCCGACGATGTTGGATACACCGGTCATTGGGGACCGCCCGACTGGTCGCCGCCTCGCACCACCTCGCCGTGCACGTGGGTCTGGACGCTGATGGCGCCGGCGGTGATGTCGCCGTCTGCGTGCATGGTGCTGGTGGTTTCGATCTCGCGCGTGGAGTAGATCGGCAGATTCAGTCGGGCCTCTCCGGTGGCGCCCGGAACGCTACTTGCGCCCGTGCCTGCCATGCCGCCCATGAAGGTGAACAGCCCCATCACGGTCACATTGCCCGTGGCCGTCGTCTGCGGCGCGTCGAGCGTGATCTGCTGTGCTTCGAGCGTGATTTGCTGCGAGTGGACCATCGCGCTTTCGCTTGCGGTGACGTCCGCGGTCTTGCAGTGCACGGTGATGGAGTCGGGGACGGTGATGTCTGCCGTTCCGTCGCCGGGCAGCGTGACCTTGAGCGCATGGGCGTCGTGGTCGTACTCGAAGACAGCGCCGTCGGGATACTTCGTGACGGTCTTGTTGGGGTCGGAGCTTGGCGCCGGGCGGTTCGCCGTGGGCAGGCCCGCCAGGGCGATGCCGCCTTCCGTCAGGCCGCCAGGCGAAAAGAGCAGCACGCATTCGCCGACGGTGGGCGGATTCCACGTCCCCGTGTTGCCCGCCCGCAGCTCGATGTACGGCCGCCAGTCGGTTCGGACGCTGTCGGTGAGCTGCACGCGCACCAGCGGCGGTGTCGCGCCGTGATCGACTTCGGCGATGGCCCCCACGCGAATGATGTTCGCGATCTGGCGCTGCAGGTCGGCGAGCAGTTGGTTCGTGTCGATAGGTCCGGGCATGCGTTCACTGTGCCGGGCCTCTCGCGCGTGTGCGAGCTGCGCTATGTGTGCAGGTGGCGGGGACGGTCGCGCGTTGAGGAAAGCGCGACGCCGGCGAGTTTTAGCCGCCGGCGGTGATGTGCTGCAGCAGGATGTCGGTGATGGCGTCGACGTCGGCGCCGGTGAAGCCGAGCAGTTCGCGCTGTGGGTACTTCACGACCGGACTGCGCGGGCGGCGCCAGTCGACCTTGTCGCGCAGGCCCCGCTGGTGGACCAGCGCGATGCGCGCGCTGCGCCCACCGATGGTGAGAACGGCGCTCCCCGCGGTGGCCGACTTCTTCAGATGCCTGGCCTGGCGCAGCTTCTCGAACATGGTCCGTCGAATGCTGCCCTTCTTGGCGCGCAGGCGTGGCTTGCGCGGTTCGTAGGCCGACCCGTCAGGGTTGCGCTGTTCTGCGATGCGTTGCGCGTTGCTGCGGCGCATGTACGTCGCGACTTGCACCATGGCAGCGCGGCGGCGCGGCACAGACAGGCCGGCGAGAAGCGGCGCAACCCAGTCGGCGAGTCGTGACAGTTCTTCGGCCACGGTCAGCCCTCGATCAGTGGCTGAATGCGCCACTCAGCGGTGAGATCCAGCGCCGTTTCGACCTGGCTTGCATCTGCGAGCAGCGGCTCGCCGATGTGGCGCGTGGTGAGCCGGTTGATGCCGTCCACTGTCGAACCCTGCACGGCCACGGTCTCTGTAAGGTCGATCTCGATGCTGATGTCGGCGGTGACGTGGTCGATGATTTCCGACTCGAAACGAAAGCCTTTTTCGCGGCGGTCTGGGTTGTCGAAGAGGTCGGGCTGATGACGCTTGAGCCAGGCCACGATGGGCACGATCAACACGTCGGTGCTGTCTGGCCAGTCGGTGACGACGATGTTGACCGTGTAGCGGTATTCGAATGACAGGGCCGGCGTGCCGGTGTGCACGATGTTGCCGCGCTCAATGAAGACGGTCAGCTTGTCCGGATTGGTTTCCAGGTCGGGGCAGGCGCGGGTGATGTGATCGCGCAGCAGCTGCGGCTTCTTCATGGCTCAGGGCTCGGGGGCGTCGCCTTGGGCGTTGGTGTAGCTCGCAAGGGCGCGATCTGCCCGGATGACGTCGCCGAGTAAGCGGAGCTGCTGGTCTCGCTCGACAACAGTTGCCCGGAGCTGTTCAGCCACGCGTCGGCCGTCCGCAAGACTGGCGTCGAGTCGGGCCGCATGGCTTGCGAGACGGCTGCGCTCAGTGTCGCCGGCCTGGGACATAGCAAGGTACTGAGCTGCGCGTCCCTCGGCGGTGCGCTGCAGGCGCTGAGCACGAGCAACGCGCTCAGCAGCATCAGCAGCGGCAGGGGCGCGCGCTGCCTGGTAGGTGTCGACGGCTTCGGTGATCGTGTCGGCATGGATGGATTCCTTGGTGCGGGTGGTGGTCGCCTGGTCTGCTTCAGCCCGCGCCCGTTTCGCGGTCTCGGCGTCACATTGCTGCTGCCCGCTGGCGGCGCCATCGCTTCTTCCGGTGCCGTAGCCGAGTGCACCCGATGCGGCAGCGATGAGGACGGCCACAGCGGCCAGCGTGATCGTGTTCATGCGGTCATTGGCATGGAGAGCAGCGCGTCGAGTGCGCGATTGCAACGCTCGACGCGGTCCGCATGCCCGACCATTTCAGGGTTGATGCCGCGCGTGACAGCGTCGAGGTTCCAGCTGTCGGCATAGGTGTTCAGGCCGTTGGCGAACCAGTACCACGCGCCCGTGAGCGTGGCCCCGGCGTGCTCGGCGACGATGTCGGGCTGGGATTCGCACGACAGGCCGGTGCCGGCCGCGGCGCGGCGGTAGTTGCCGCGCCCGGTGATCTGGATGAGGCCGCGGCCGCGGTAGGTCCAGCCGTCGCCCGTTTCGACGCCGCCGTTTCCGTTGCGCGAGGCATAGGCCACGTTGGCCATGGCCTTTGGCTGTCGGACGAAGGCGCGGGCTTTCTCGACCGGTCGCAGCGCCTTGAACATCTTGGCCATGCGGACGGGGTCGGTGTAGTACAGGTTTTCTTCGAGTCGCGTGAAGGCGCTGGATTCGTGGCCGCACTGACCGATGAACGCCGCCATGCGGCGCGGGGTGCCGATGTTGAAGCGCTCGAAGGCGGCGGCCAAGTGCGGCATGAAGGCGCGCGCCACGGCAGGCGTGATGCCGGCGGCGATGAGCTGGGGGAGGGTGAGCATGGCAGCGTCAGAGCTTTCCGATGGTGGTGTCGACGGCGGCGGCCGGTGCAGTGGGTGTGGCTGCGTTGGCCGGAATCCGGGGAAGTCCGAGATCGGCGCGGATGTCGGCGGCTATCTCTCCGATGTCGCGTCCCTTACGCCGTTCCAGCCAGAGGAAGACAGCAGCCACAAGCCAGGGGCCTGGGATGCTGCAGAGCACGAACACGCATCCCGTGATGACGAAGAAGCCGGCCTCGGGCGGAAATGTCGCGAGCTGGGCAAGCGCGGCGCCGGCCGCGAAGACGCCGGGCTTGTGCTGCATGAGCAGGACGAGCGCAATGGTGCCGAAGATGAACGAGCTGGCCAGGCATCCCAGCACGCGGTTGAGAAGGTCATTCCAGGCGTACCCAGGACGCAACGGCACGAAGCGGATGCCGAGCCAGAAGGCGATCAGGCTGGCGATGATGGGCAGGGATAGCAAGGCCAGCTTGTAGCCGGCGGCCGTGCCTGCTGCCGCGGCGGTGGTGGTGGGTTCGGTCATGGCGTGGTGGTTGAAGGTGAAGGAGGGCATGGCGGTTTCTCTCAGTCCCAGAGCTGCACGGTCTCGACGCGCGCGGTGTTGGCTGGGAGGTCGGGCAGGATGACTTCGCGGCCGAGCGGAAGAATGGGGCCGATGTCGGCGAGGCCCGGGTTCAGCCGATAGACGGCTTCCGTGACGGCAGCTGTGGCGCCCAGGTGGCGCAGGCAAAGCAGGTCGACGGTGTCGTGTTGCTGAGCGATGACGGTGCGCGGCATGGCTAGATCAGCTCCACGGTCAGCCGGCTGACGCCGAGGATGTCGCGCACGGACCATGTGGCATCGCGCCGATGCTGCTCGGCCTGGCCCTCGCGGGTTTCTTCCTGATCGTCCTTGCGGGCACGCCCCGTGGTGTCGTAGTCGCTGTAACGCTCCAGCAGGTTGGCTTTGGCGTGGCTGTAGACCGCGCGCCGGAAGCGCTGCACGTTGATCGACTCGCTGTCGATCTTCAGCGCGGGCACGGCTTCCAACGATGCGTGGCCTTCGGCTTCGCGCTCGGTGGCCCAGGTGCTGAGCAGGCCGATGGTGGTGGCCATGGCTTCCTGCACGGCGGGCAGCAGTCGCTGGGGCGTGATGGCCCCGTCGAGGCGCATCGCGTCGCGCAACCTGGCCAGGTCGATCTCGGGCCACCAGCTGCCGGCCGTGACAGTGCCGAGAGGTGCCGGGTCGCTGGGCGGCGTGGTTCGCACGAGTGGCGGGGCGGCGGCGATGAGGGACATGATGGCTCGGCGGGTGTTGATAGGTGGGCGGTGGCCGTGGCGCGTTGTGGTGAGGGGTCAACCTTTCACGCTGCGCCACGGGCCGCCCGGCACGTGGGGTGCTCAGTGGCGCTACTTGCCGGCCGCACGCTTGCGCGCGGTGGGTGCCTTCTTCGCCGCGGCAGTGGTCTTGCGCGTGGCTTTCGGCGTGGCAGTAGCGGGTTGTGGGGTGTCGCCGGCGGGCGGTGCGTCGGACTTCGCTTCGCTGGCCAGGGTGGCGGCCTTGTCGGCCTTGGCGAGCGCACGCTCGATGCGCTCGATGTCTTTCTTCACGCCGGAATTGCTGTCGAGTTCCAGCGCGCGCTGCAGTCGTGCCAGGGCGAGGCGCAGCGCCTCGGGCTCGATGGTCGCGAGGTCGGGCTCATCGGCCGTCTGCACCTTGCCCAGCGCGGCGTACGCGATGGCCTTGTGCAGCTTGGCCCGTGCCTGGTCGGGTGCGTCTTGATCCGCGGTGAGCGTTTCGGCCTCGATCAGCAGTGCGGCAGCTTGCGCTCGCGCCGCGCTGTTCTCGTTGGCGTCCAGCACCACGGCAACGAGCTGCCGCGCACCGTCTTCGCCAGCCGTCACCACCATTGGCGACCATTGGCCCTTGAGGTAGGCATTGGACAGCTCGTCGATGACGATGGCCGCCGGACTGCGCTTGTAGTCGTCGGCCATCGGCATGCGGTGCCGAATGACATAGGCCGCGATCTCCAGGCCCAGCGCGTAGGCGCCGGCGTCGAAGGCCCACACCATCAGCGTGGTGAGTACCTGGTCTTGCGCACCGTTGCCGGTGTTGAGCGAGGTGTCGACCCAGTCGAAGTACTCGGGCAGCAGTCGGGCTTTCAGCTCGGCGCGGCGCTCGTGCGACTGGATCTGCGAGATGCGGCCCTTGTCTTGCGAGAGCTTGACACGCATGAGCCCGTAGGCGTCGCCCTTCAGCTCGACGCCGTAGGGGCTGGCGGCTTGGGCCTGTTCTTGCAGAATGCGCGCGCGGTGGCGCTGTGCGGGGCTGAGTGGGCGCATGGTGTTGTGCTTGGCTGGTGGGATGAGTGCGCGGGCTGGATGCAGCCCGCGCGGCGGGTTTCGTCAGACGGATGTCTGCCTTTTGGCGCCTGAGTTACGCGACCAGCTCGATGTTCTCGACGAGCGCCGCACGGCCGTAGTCCTCGACGACGTACGCGTCGTTGGACGACTCATAGTTCTCGATCTGGTCGCGCTCGGGCACGTCCTTGATGTTGCGGCGCCGTGCATCGCGCTGCCAATACAGCGAGAGGTTGGCCAGAGTGGTCACCAGTACCTTGCCGGCCGGGAAGAACGGGACGGTGACGGCCTGCAGGCCGCCCACGCGCTTCTGGCTGATGACGATGTCGGCGGCCAGAGCTTCGGACGGAGGCTGATCCTTGTTGACCAGCGGGAAGTACTTGTCGTGCATGAGGCCGCGCCCGAGAACCGCCACGAGGTCCGGATCTTCTTGGTTCCACGGGTCCAGCAGCGTGATGGCGTCGTACACCACCGCATCCAGGTTGGCGTAGTCGCTGGTGGCGGCGACGGGGCCGACGATGACCTTGCCGGGCTGCTTGTCGCCTTGGGTCACGACGTTCGCCGCGGCGTTCTCGCGCATCTGCTGCAGCCAACCCTTGTTGACGTCCTGCAGCATCGGGTTGGCGGCGAGATCGGTATTGGCGGCGATGCTGGTGCCATTGAAGCCGATGCAGATGCGGTCCAGCGCCTGCCGCCGGATGATGGCGTCGCGGACGAGCGTCTGGAAGTTGGGGAATCCGGCCCACGCATCGAGTTGCGCGTAGCGAATGGCGGTGTCGGAGTTGGTCTGGACACAGAGGTATCCCTTGTCGTCCATCGCCGTGACGTTGCGCGGCTTGCGCGTGCCGTTGCCGGTCGTGTCCGTGCGACCTGCAACGGGGCCGTTCACGCCGATGCCGATCTTGGCACCCATCTGCTCGGTCACGCCGACGATGTTGATGCGTTGCAGGAACGCACTCGACTCCTGCATCTTCGATTCGAGGGTCTGCTGCACGCGCGGCACGACGTTGAATTTCTGAACGACGCTGGCAACTTCGTTGATGGTGGCCAGCTGGGCGAAGTAGGCGTCGAGTGCCTGGCGGGTTTCTTTGCGCATGATGTTTGCTGCCTGTGTGGTGTTGCGGAAGGGTTAGCGTTGGGTGGGGAGAGGGCGGTTCAGCAGTCGGTCTTTGCGGCGCCGTTGCCGCCGGCCGCGGGCGGGCGCGGGGCGCCGGCCGGGGTGTTATCCAGCGCGGTGAATTTGGCTTGCAGGGCTTCCAGCTGGGTCTTCAGCTCGCCGATGGTCTTGTCTGCGGCGCTCAGCTTCGAAGTCGTTTCTGCGGCGTGCTGTTCGAAGGCTTCGCCAATCTGCTGGAAGCCGTCGACCACGGCGGCGAAGCGTGCGTCGTCGGTGGTCGCCTTGGTTCCTAACTTGGCAAGGGCGCCGCTGATGACGGTGCGCAGCTTGGCCAGTGCGCCGTCTTCTGCAGCGTCCTCGAATTCGATGGTGGCTTCCTCGGCCGAGGTGAAAAGATCCTCGGGCTGTTCCTTGCGCGCGGCGAACGGGCTCGCGTTCGGGTTCTTGGCCGCGAACTCGAGCATTTCGGTGCCCAGGCTGGCGGGGTTGTCGGTGACGGCCAGGCCGGTGAGATAGGCCTTGTCGGTGTCGGCGAACTTGGGCCGCACTTCCATCGACGTGTAGATCTTTTGGCGCTTCTTGGTGATCGCGATCAGCTCATCGGTGGGCGATATCTGCGCGAAGAGGGCGAGCTTCTTCACGCCGCCGATTTCGACCTCTTCGGTCTTGAGGGCCAGGACATCGCCATAGGCGCGGAATTCGCTGTTGGGGCTGTAGCCGCGCATGTGTTCGACGTTGATGCGGGCGCCGTACACGGTCGGGTTGTAGCTGGCGGCCATCTGTTCGAGCCAGGCCCGGTCGATGATGCGGCCGTCGCTGGTGGCGCCTTCGACGCCGACGCGGAAGAACTTGGAAACCGGCTTTTTCGCGGTGGTGGACATTGGCTTGACTCGCTGCTGGTTGATGGGTTGCCGCAGTGGTGTTGCGACGTGCCAGCCAATGGTGTCGGGGGTGCCGTGCGCGCTCAAGCCGCTGCGCGTGTGGCAGTCGCGGGGACTGTTGGACGTGGTGGCGATGCTTCGCGCGCGCGGGCAACCTCGGTGTCATGCCCCTTAAATCCGCTGTGCCCGGCCGCGCTCGCCGGTCTGTCTCCGCTGCTGCGAAGTCCGCGCCGCACAAGCGTGGGCGGGTTGCGAGCGCTGTCAAAGTGGCGTCGCCTGCTGTCGTTGCTGACAGCGTCGCGAGCACTGAGACGGGCCAGATTGCCACGTTGACGCCGCAGGCGCAACCCCGTACCGCGGCGCGTTTCCTTGCTTGGACAGGGTGGAAGGTCAAGCAGATCGCCGAGCACCTGGGCGTTCCAGCGTCGACCGTGTACGGCTGGAAGGAGGCGGACAAGTGGGATGACGCGCAGCCGCTCGACCGCGTCAATGGTGCGCTCGAAGTGCGGCTGATTCAGCTCATCCTGAAGACGGAGAAGACCGGCGGCGACTACAAGGAAATCGACCTGTTGGGGCGGCAGCTGGAGCGCACCGCGCGCGTGGAGAAGTACCAGCAGACTGGGCGCGAAGGCGACCTGAATCCGAACATCGCAGCGCGCAACGCTGCACCGAAACGCAAGCCCAAGCGCAACGAGTTCAGCGAAGACCAGATCGCGCTGCTCGAAACGAAGCTGCGCGAGTCGAACTTTCCCTTTCATCAAACGTGGTTCGATCAGCAGTACCAGCGCCTGCGCGCCATCCTCAAGGCGCGGCAGATCGGGGCGACGTTCTATTTCTCTCGCGAAGCGCTGCTGTCAGCTGCGAAAGAGGGGCGCAACAAGCTTTTCCTTTCGGCCTCGAAGGCGCAGGCCCACCAGTTCCGCAGCTACATCGTCGACTTCGCGAAAGAGGTGGACGTCGAGCTCAAGGGCGAGAACATCAAGCTGTGGAACGGCGCAGAGCTGATGTTCCTGGGCACCAACGCGATGACGGCCCAGTCGTACCACGGCGACTTCTACTTCGATGAATTCTTTTGGGTTCCGCGCTTCCGGACCATCAACAAGCTGGCCAGCGCGATGGCCTCGCACAAGCACTGGCGAAAGACCTACTTCAGCACGCCGTCGGCGATGTCGCACGAGGCCTATGGCTTCTGGACCGGCGACGACAGGAACAAGGGGCGCGCGAAGAAAGACCACGTTCGCATCAACACGACCCACAAGGCGCTGCGCGGCGGCGCGCTGGGTTTGGACCGAAAGTGGCGCGACATCGTCACGGTGGAAGACGCCGTGGCGATGGGCTTCGATCTGTTCGACATCGCCGAGCTGCGCGAGGAATACAGCGTCGACGAGTTCGCGAACCTCTTCATGTGCCAGTTCATCGACGACAGCCTGTCGTTGTTCACGCTCGCACAGATGCAGGCGTGCATGGTCGACAGTTGGGAAACGTGGAGCGATGTAAAGCCGCTGTGGATTCGTCCCTACGCACATTTCCCCGTCTGGGTTGGATACGACCCTTCGGACAAGGGCGACGCCGCCGCGCTCGTGGTGGTCGCGCCGCCGCGCACCCCTGGCGGCAAGTTCCGCATCTTGCACCGCGAGCAGTTCAAGGGCTCCGACTTCGAGGCACAGGCCGAGGCGATCCGCCGCATCACCCAGCAATACAACGTCGTGCACATCGGCATCGACAAGACCGGCCTGGGTGAAGGCGTGCACCAGATCGTCAAGAAGTTCTTTCCCCAGGTGAAGGGCTACCAGTACAGCATCGAGGTGAAACAGCGCCTCGTGCTCAAGGCCCAGCAGGTGATCCACAAGGGGCGGCTGGAGTTCGACGCAGGCTGGACCGACATCGCTGCGGCCTTCATGGCCATCAAACGCGTGCTCACGGCCAGCGGCCGGAACGTGACATACGACTCGGGGCGCTCCGAAGTGACGGGGCACGCAGATCTTGCGTGGGCAACGATGCACGCGCTCGACAACGAAACACTGGCCGGCGACGTGGTCGGCGGCAACTCTCGCATGGAGATTTTTGAATGAGCAAACGCAAGAACGGCCACAGCCGCGAATTGGCCCGCACCCCGCCGGCGGCCACGGCCACGACGCCGATGACGCAGAGCGATGGAAGCACCGTCGAAGCTTTCAGCTTCGGCGATCCCGAGCCCGTGAGCCGCATCCAGCTGCTGGACTATGTAGAGAGCATGTTCAACGGCCGCTGGTACGAGCCGCCGTTGCCGTGGGAGGGCCTGGCCAGCGCATTCCGCGCGTCGCCGCACCACGGTTCGGCGATCTACCTCAAGCGCAACCTGCTGAAGTCCCTTTTCTTGCCGCATCCGCGGCTGTCGGCTGCGACGTTCGGCGCCATGGCGCTGGACTTTCTTGTCTTCGGCAATGCCTACGTCGAGCAGCCGCGCGCATACACGGGGCGGCCGTTGGATCTGCGGCACGCGCTCGCGAAGTTCACCCGGCGCGGCCAGGAGGTAGGCCACTATTTCTTTGTGCGCGGCTGGCTTCAAGAGCACGAGTTTCCAACCGGCTCTGTCTTCCATTTGCGCGAGGACGACGTCAATCAAGAAATCTATGGCCTGCCCGAGTACATCAGCGCGCTGCAGTCGGCCTGGTTGAACGAGGCGGCCACGATGTTCCGGCGCAAGTACTACGCGAACGGCTCGCACGCGGGCTTCATCCTCTATCTGACCGAGGGGCAGGTCGACAACGATGACGCGAACGCGCTGCGCAAGGCGCTGAAGGACTCGAAGGGGCCGGGCAACTTCCGCAATCTGTTCCTGCACATGCCGGGCGGCAAGTCCGACGGCCTGAAGCTGATCCCCGTGAGCGAAGTGGCGGCCAAGGATGACTTCGCCGCGATCAAGAACGTCAGCAAGGATGACGTGCTGGCCGCGCACCGCGTGCCGCCTGGCCTGCTGGGCATGGTGCCCACCAATGCCGGCGGGTTCGGCAACGCGCCCCAGGCGCTGGCCGTGTTCATCGAGAACGAGATCCGTCCGCTGATGCAGCGCTTCCGCGAGCTGAACGACTGGGCAGGCGAGGAACTGGTGCGGTTCATCGAGCCGCCAGGCGTGGCCGCGGCGGCCTGAAGCCGCCCCATGTGAGGCGCCGCGGGGCCATTCTCGATTTGGGAAAACAGCCCTCGAGGGCGGCGGGCGCTCTCGAAAGAATGATGGCTTCTTCAACCACCAAAAGGTGAACCGTCATGGCCTTGACGCCTGAGCAGCAGGAGTGGCACGACTACATCGTCCCACTCGAATACCCAACCACGCCGTTCCTTGTCACCGGTGCCATGGGAATCCAGACCTGGCACGCCCCTGCGCCGCCGCCGCCTCCCGAGCGTGTCATCTTCGAGCACCCCATGCCCGACGGATGGACGCCGCCGCACCGGCGCCAGCGGTAGCCGCTAGAGCCGGTTCGCGCCAGTTCAAACAACCCAAGGGGCGCGCGTAGCGCCCCTTTTTTCGTCTGGGTGTCGTCTCGCCCTGCCGCGCGCCGCGCGGCGCATTCACGGGCCTACCAGGGCCGTCTGCTGGCCCTCCCGACTCCGAGGGGGGCGCCACGCCCGGCGGGCCGCCTGCGGCCCCTGGCGCGCGGTCTAGCCCCCACCGAGCCTGCCCGCTTCGGGTAGCTGTTTTTACGACCCAGTCGGCGAGCGATCTGGCTGCATCAACATTGGCGCGCAGGCCGGGAAAGCGCACCATTTCTTGTTACTCGTTTTTACGAGTTTGTTTGCGCGGGATGGGGCGCGGCTAGCTCGCAGTGGCTGCTTGCGATCGGCGAAATGATCGCTTGATGAAGTTTCGTATGTGTCCGGTATTACGTTCGAAAGGCCAATAAATCGCCCAGGCGATAACCAAGCACAGCGCGACGGCGGCCCCATACATTCCAAAGGCGCGTGCATCGAGGGACGCAATGCGCTGCCATCCGCTTTCTTTAAGAGCAAGAAGCAAAGGGTAATGTGTCAAATACAAGGTGTATGAGAACGCTGCGAGGGGCACGGACATGGTCGCGATGCGAGTCGGCTTGAGGGCTACGAGTGAATTGCAGCCAACACTTGTTCCGATTGCCAGCAGAATTTCGAAGGCTGCGCGCAACCCATTGCTTGCCCCGGTTGCTGCCATTACGCCCGCGGCTGTCATCTGAAGGCCAACAACGGCCACACCCGCCAGCACTGCGGCCGTCGCAAGGCCAATCATCGGCGATAGCCTGTGTGGTCTTACAAAGAACGCAGCTCCGATCAGCCAGCACGCGAGGTAGTGGACCTCCAGCGTCGTGAATACAAGCGCGACTGCGACGAAGATCAACAAGGCTGGTACATCGAGCGTCTTGCGGATGGCCTGACGGCCAATCGCGTATGCCAGCACATAGAACCAGATTTCGTACGCAAGGCTCCAAAGTGGCCCATTTCCGCCGAACATTGGCACTAGAACGCCCTGTAGGCCGAGTAGGTTTCCGATCCACGTCAATACCCCTTCCGACCGTGCCCCCAACGCGGCTGATAGAAGTAGTGCTGGCACCAGTGGTACCCATAGGCGGGCAATGCGGTCAATCGCGTAGTCGCTTGGTTGGAAATTGCCTTTTGCAATACGCTCCACCGCCTTGCCGCCGACCAAGTAGCCGCTCAGCACAAAAAAAACGATCACAGCCTCATGACCTAGGCGGGTGAATGCAAAGAATGCCGCTGTTACGAAGTTGCGGCTGCTCGGGTCCAGTGCACCATAGTCGAGAAACAAGAAGCCTCTGACATGGGAAAAAACAACCATCAACGCAGCTGTGAACCGTAGAAAGTCCAGCCACTGGTAGTGCTCACCTGCGTGCCTCTTGATGTCAGGGTGCGAGATCATTGTGTTCTGCTCTGGGGCCATTCCACCTCCAATTTCGACCGATGATACGGTGCCCCGTGCTTCAGCTCAGGGGCAGCGTGCCCGGCATATTTCCTGGAACGGTCGGCGTTGTTCGCTTATGGGTCGGCATCGGTTGATGCGACGTGACGCAATAAGCGCCGTTCCGCTGCACCGCCGCCTCGGCGTGAGGCGCCTTCGTGCCACCACGTCGCTTCGGGGGCGCTGGATCGTCGATGCCTACACGCCTCATATGTCGCGCGTTCGCATCTGATGTGCCAATATCAGCGGCGCCCCCTGGCGCTGCTCGGGATCGCGACAAGTCTCTCCTGTCCAAATCCCCCTCGCGCAACCAATTTAAAAGGCCCTTTGAGAAATCAAAGGGCCTTTTTCTTTGGCTCAATTCTTTTGGAAATTTCTGGTCGAAATTCGACACAAAAAAGCCCTCGCGAAGAGGGCTTTTCTGTTTCTGGACCCGCCCCGCGAAGAGGCCGGTCTCGAGAACGCGCACCGCAGCGGCACCTGAAGACTGCGCTGACGCGCAGCCCAAGCGCAGGATCAGTCCGGAATGACCGCCGTCACCTCGATCTCCACCTTCGCACGGTGCTCCACCAGCGCTGCCACCTGCACGCAGGTCATGGCCGGGAAGTTGCGGCCCAGCGCGTCGCGGTAGACCGGACCGAGCTCGGACAGGCGGCGGCTGTACTCGTCGCGGTCCGTCACGTACCAGGTCATGCGCACCATGTGCTCGGGGCCGGCGCCGGCTTCGCGCAGTACTTCGGCGATGTTGCGCAGCGCCTGGCCGCACTGGTCGATGAAGTCGTCGGATTCGAACTGCTGCTGGGCATTCCAGCCGATCTGGCCGCCGACGAACACCTGGGTGCCGCGCGCTGCGATGCCGTTTGCATAGCCCTTCGGGGGCAGCCAGCCCGGAGGCTGAATGAGTTTGTTCGTCAT